TCTTCTTGTCGCCGTCGACCAGCTGAACGTAGTCGATGCAAAGGAAGTCGACCTTCCCGTGCTTTTGCTTCACACGCTCGACCATCGCGCCAAGCGTTGACGGTGTGACCTTGCCAAAGCCCTCGACGAACTCGAGATTGTGACGGGCGATCTCCTGGCTGACTCGCAGGAAGTTGGCCTTGTCTTCGGCTGACATATACCCAGATTCGATCCTGCTTGTATCAATTCGCGTGTTGATGCCGATCAGCTTGACGATTAGTTCGGGACAAGTCATCTCAAGTGAGATCATCAGGCCTGACACTGGCTTGTCCTTGCGGAGGCCGTCGATCAGGATCGAGTTGACCATATTCAACGCCAGGGTAGTCTTACCCATCCCGGTGCCGGCTGCGATGCAATAGTATCCACCTGGTTTGATTCCGCCGATGAGTCGATCGAGATCGGGCAGTCCAGTGGTCAGGCCAGCGATGCCGCCGCCAGATGCCCATCGAGCTTCGAGCGCGGCCATCGTCCGCGTCACCGCCTCTTCGGCTGAGATCAGGTGGTCCACGTTCTCACGGAGCAGTGATACCCCCTCGAGTTTTGACTTTGCCTCATAGATCAGATCGTCGACCTGCAGGTCCTTGGCTTCGCTCTCAGCGCTTAGCCAATAGCCCAGGGCGCGAAGCTGGCGCATCGTGGCCGCTGACTTCAGCAATTGCACGTGAGGAGTCAGGGCCGAGGCGCGGCGATACATTGGCACGCCATCGAGCAGACTCGAGATATAGGCAATCTGGGCAGGCTGGTTGGTCTGCTGAATCGACCTGGTAACGGTCAGGAAGTCGACCGTCTCACGATTCGCCTGAAGGCGCTGAATCGCTTTCCAGATCTGTTTATGGGTTGGCCGGTAGAAGTCGTCTGCGGACAGCTCCGCGACCAGTTCGGCGACCATAGCCGGAACGTCATCGCCCATCTTCAGGACCACGCCCAGGATGAGCTTTTCGGCTTCGTCATCGTGCGGCTGATCGTCGATCAGATCCGGAATGTTCATTGGTTCAGTTGTGCTCATTGTTGATTCCTCGTTTATGCGGTTGCGAGTGCCTTCTGACACTGGCAGCGTCTTGCCGTGTCGTCGATCAAGATCCATCCATTGTTGCACTCTCCACAATGCGACGGAGTTGATGGTTGCTTGGTTGCGTTGATCTCTTTGACCAGCTCCGGAAAGAGATCCTTGAACGCAAACGGTGAGTTTGCCTTCTTGGGGTAATTGCGTCTGAGCCATTCAGGGAAGGCAAGAACATCTGATCGCGTTCCGTGTACCCTGTTGACCAGATCTCTCAATTCGCGCATCGTCTTCCAGTTTGTTGCGTGACCTGGATACGCATCTTCGAGAATCTCACCCAGGTCATTGATTGGCGGCTTGCTCGACGATGGCGACGAAGTCGCGGGGTCTGTGTCTTGTTCTCCTGGTGTAATCTCTGAAGTAATCTCTGTAATGAATGCTTGCCCGATTGGTGCACTCTTGTCTGCCCGATTCGGGCGATCTAGTATGTCCCTTTCGGGCATACTGGAATGGCCGATTGTCTCATCCTGATTGCCCAGTAAAAGCGCTTCGAGGGCGTCGAGATCAACCCGATAATAGAGCTTGGCCGGGACTCCTCGAAGCTGCTCGAACCAGACCTTGCCATCGCCTAATTCTTTCAATCGCCGTCGAGCGGTCTCCTGCTCCTTACGTGAAAGCATCGTTTCGTCAAACCACTCGTCTTGAGTCTTCCAGAACCATCCATCAGAATCCTTGGTCTTCTCAGTCCAGTAAAGGGCCTGACTGAGCATCAATCCGGACGTGACTGACCCTGTCAATTCTGCAAGGCAACGATGAAAAGCGATAGGCCGGCTGAGGACCTTTAGAAGTTTCATAGGCTCTCCAGAAAACACAAAAGCCTTCTGCGGAAAACGGGCAGGTTGAAAGGGACCGTAGGTTGACAGCCTACAGACCTGACCCGCCTCCGCAAAAGGCTTTTGAGAGTATACATTGTTGTCCCTTTCATTCTGCGAATAGCTCAGGGCGTCACCCCTGATCGCAAGAAGTATAATAGCACAAGATCAAACGAACAGATCATCTTGCACCGGCTTTCTTTTGGCCGCATCCTCGAGGTTCTTGATGGCTTGCGCAAAGTAGGACTCTTTGAGCTCTGCCCCGATAGCGCGACGGCCTTGGACTACCGATGCGTAGACCTCTGACCCAACTCCCATAAATGGCGTCAGCACCGTCTCACCTGGGTTACTCCACAGTGTAAGGCATCGATCAATGACATCGAGCTGTAGCGGATGCACGTGCTTTTCATCGTCCTCGCCACGAGCTTCACGGAACGGCAACACGCGATCAAGCCGAACATCGTCCCAGAAGGCGCTCGCATACTGACGCCAGATCCAGTGCGAATATCGATTCTCGATCTGATTGCCAGTGTGCCCCCGGTAGGGTAGAAGTTCGGCGGGGATCTCGCGTTCGCCGTAGTACTCCATCAGCCCGTTCGGATGAGTAATCGGGATGGGATTCTTGCCTTTGCGGCGAAAGACCAGAAGGTAATCCGCGCTGGCCACAGTGCATCGCGATGAATCATCAACGATCTGCTTGTGTGCGAGAGCCTTGGTCATCGTTCGATTCCGCACCGTGAGCGGCTCTTTCCAGACGTGATACCGGGCGACGTAGTCGAATCCGAGTCGCTTGTGCTGCCGGATAATATCGCCAGGGAAGTCGGTCAGCGTGTCGCATCCCGTGTTACCAGTTGGAACGTCCATACAATGCACGGCGGTCATTCGACCTGGCACGGTCAGCCGGTAGAGCTCTTTGACCACAAAATCATAATGCTCGAAGAACTCCTCATAGGTTCGAGCGTTGGACAAGTCCCGGTCGTCGCTGCTGTAGTGATACAACCCGGCGAACGGCGGCGAATAGATCGAAAGGTGGATTGATTCGGACGGAAGCGACTTCATAACCTGGATACAGTCGCCGTTATAGATCGCATACTGATTGGTGATAACCTGATTCTTTACAGCCATTTCGGAACCTCCATTGTCGTCGTCGTGTCGTTGGTGATGATGCCTCGAGCGTGATTCATATGCTCGACAAGTGCGGTAAACATTCGATCGGCCTGCTGGCTCTTGCGCTGAAGAGCTGACAGAATATCGTGACTGCTCTCTGTGGTCACGATATCGACTTTCACCGGCCGCTTCTGACCGAACCGCCAGAAGCGCCGGACCAGCTGGTAATACTGCTCATAACTGTAACTTGGGAAGAGTACCGTGTGCGCGCAGTGTTGCCAGTTCATCCCCCAGGCGCCGATCTTGCTTTTCGTGATCAGTCCCCGGATCTTGCCGTGACGAAAATTCGTGAATGCCTCTTCCTTGAACTCTGGCGAGTCGGAGCCGGATACCTCGATGAAATCAGGCAGCAGCTTTCTGAGCAGCCTGCCCTCTTCGTTCAGGTTGCACCAAACTACGGCCGACTCATCGGTCGCGACCAACTCGGCGATTTTCTCGCATCGCTCAGTGACGGTTCGCCGCTGCTCTTCTCTGAGCGCCGACAATCCAACTGCCGACATCTCAAACAAATACCCTGCGGCCAATGCTCGAGGTGAGACAAAGTGCGTCTGCTCTATCAGCGCCGGCAACACAAAGTCATTATCCGAGTACCCAAAGTCTGACGGCTTGCGGATAGCTCTCGCCCAGGTTGACACCCATCTCCAGAAGGGAATCTCAGCGTGACCCTTGAACCGCCATTTCACCTGATCCGTTCGGCCGCGCTGACGATGTGAATGACCTTGACCGGCTGCCCCATTGTTCTGATCGTTCTTGAAGAAATAGGACATCATATCCATCGCGCCCATCTCTCCCAGCGCCTCCGATGATGTCCCGAGCTCGATGTAATCATTCGGCGCGGCCGTCGCAGTGCATAGCAACCGGAAGCGCTTGGTCCTGAGAAACTCCGTCACAATTGCCCGATGCTTGCCGTTGAATGACTTGATCGCGCTCGACTCATCGCATACGACGCCGGCGAAGTCATCTGTGTTGAAGTAATGAAGCCGCTCATAGTTCGTAATTGATATGGGCGCCGTCACCTTGCCTTCACGGCTGACGGCCGCATCGATACCGAACTTACCAGCCTCTTCCACCGTCTGTGAGGATACGGCTAGGGGAGTGATGATCAGGACTGGCTTGCCCGTGAAGAGATGGACGTTCTGAGCCCAGACCAGCTGCATCAACGTCTTGCCCATACCGCAATCGGCAAAGATGGCGGCGCGACCACGACGGATCGACCAGGCCACAAGCATCCGCTGAAAGTCGAACATAACGTCCGGCATCCATAGCGGCTCAAACCCATCGCCGTCATTGAACTGTGCTTTCTGCTGAAGGAATCGCAGATAATCATCCGCCGATTCCAGTTCGTCTAGTGCTGTCATATCTTCCTCCGTGATACGTGAATTGCAACCAATCGCAACCATCAGCGCGATCGCCTTGCTGTTCATTGGCTCTCCAAA